ACCCAGTGGCATTTGTGCCACCAAAAGTACCAGCAGTTATAGCAAACTGGTTTCTTGCTCGACCATCGAACCAATCTGTAATCCGTGTGCCATCGTAATAGTGGTATATTCTACCATCAGCAAATCGTGCAGACGCATAGACTTTTCCATTAAAAAAATCAACAGACAATACTTGAGTCAGAGATTCCCCAGTAGGATGCTGTAACCTTACATAATTGATATTAGATGGTGTACCACTAGCGAAAGATACAGAAGAAGAAGCAACGCTACCAAAAACGTATATTTGACCTCCAGCTGCTGCAAGACCAGTGGTGTTTGATGGAAGATTAGCCAATTCAACAAACGCATTACGTTTTTCAATCTCTCCTCCTCTTGTTATGTGAGCGTTAGTAAGAGTTACAAGCGATCCAGGTGTCGCTGTTACGTTCATTCGCCTGGTGTCTAATCCGTTCCTAAAGTCCTCTACTAAAATGTAAGGCATTTACACCTCTAATTGGTTGTCGGTGCTAAATAAAAAGGATGTCTTGGTCTACGAACATTCTCTGGCTCTCCACCACCTATTACAAAAGTTTCTGTTTTTGCGTTTCTTGCTTTCAATCTTGCGTAATGTGCTGTGGCTTGTGCAAATTTTTGTTGTGCATCAGCTTGTCTTTGTCTTGCTAATATTTCTGAAGCAGCAAAAAGAACAATTAACTGATCGTCAAGATCTGCTAGATCAGACTCAGCTACAAGAGGAGATAGGTTTCTTATTCCGTGTATCCTAACAGAATCAGTGCCATTCGCTTGACTATTATTTGCTGGAACTGGAAATACTTCTATCTGATTATTTTCATAATTATCATATTTACGGATAGGAGAAGATCTTTCGTCAGCGTCACTATCATACTGATTGTATTCATCAGCTCCTATTCCGTATTGTAATTTTGTCCAGTTATCGCCATGCTTTGTTTCAACCCTAGTTATTCGCTCAAACACTATATCGCTTGGCAAATCATAGTAACGCTGTCCAGCATTTATAGCTATATCTCTTCTAACCTTTAAAAAGTTCCAATTATAGTCATCCCATAATCTTCTTTGCACTCTCTGTATTTGGTTAATCAAAACATCTCTCGTTGCCTTGCCTAAACTTGGCAACAATGAATGACCAACTTCAGCTCGTAAGTCATTAATTAAGGTTGCGAGTGAAGTTCCTCTAGCCATTTTAACCCTCTACAAATGCTTCATTTTCTGGAGTAGAAGGATCATCTGGAATATAATGTCCTTTTGAATTTCTAGCTCTCTTTACTGTTTTTGCTTTTTTTGCAGATTTTTTAGGTGCTTCTTTTTTAGTATCATTAACCCATACAGCATCAAGTAAGGTATCAGCAATCCTTGCGTCTTGTAATGTTTTGGGTAGTTCTCCATACTGACCAAATATTTCTACAATTTTTTCATCTTTATAAAGTTTTCCTAGATGGTATCGCTCTTCATCGTTTGACTTCTCGATTGTATCTAAGACTTTTATATTGGTAACGGCACTATCGCCATGTATATGCTGTAAAACAACAATCTCAGCAACAGTAACGCCATTCTTTACAACAGTAGCTCTTGGATCTCCAGCAATAGCTACCAGACAGTTACATATTTCCATTATTACCTCCTTGGAAATAGAAAGGGATTAATATCCCCCTCTGTTCTTTTTTTTCTTTTTACCTGGCATAGGCTTCTCCTCTTAAAATGGTGGGGATTTATCTTCTCTAGGTCTGCCGAAGCCTAACTAGCCGAGAAAACCCCCATAGTTAGGGAGGAAAGACCGAAGAAATATGAAAAAAGCCTTCCCTCCGTTAAGGATTATGATGTTATGAAATCTCATATACACCATGACAATTTAGCTGAAACGCAGCCAAAGACGCAGTTGTTGTGATCGCTCTATACATCACATACTGTGTTGCTGGTCTGGCTGGAGAGTGTCTTTTCATCTTCTCTCCGTCCATGTAATACATACACAATTTTGATGAATCAATAATGTAACAACGCTTATCTGGGTTTTTACCAGATATTGTTAGATCATCGAGAGCTGGATCATAGACAAACTTCAATCCATTGTAGTTTATCTCACCCACAGCAATGTTCTGATTTCCAGAGAAACCTGTGTTACTGTAGTTTCCGTTTCTTCTTAGCTCGTCTGCTAATCTGTCCAGGAACAAAGATCCACATACAGCAATATCTGGCTTACCACCAAATCGCTTTAACTGACGCATTTCTGAGTGCAGTGTTTCGATAAGCTCTTGCCCAGTTGCAGTTGTTGATATTGCAACATTTGCTCTGTTTCTCCACCAAGTATTTGTAACTGTAGATAGACCACCAACAGTTGTACCAGTTGCAGATGGATCATCAACGATAATAGATCGTATTCCAGCAAGTGCGTTAGCATCAGCAGTACCATCCCCATATAGAAGATCGTTCATACCTCTGCTGTAGCCCTCTAGCATATCATCCAGCTTGTCTTGGAAAAGATTTACCAAAACAGTTTTATCACGACCACTATGATTTGTGACGCTGTTTGATGTAGTAGAGTCAGTAACACTTATACCATCCTTTTTAAGTTCGGTTAGTGTAACTGATATACCAGAGTGATGTTCCTTCCAGGCATAGTTTGCCCTTTGGATATTTGCTGGGTTTGCATAAGCAACTGTATCGTTATGCGTATAACCAGCAACTTGTGTTGTGTATACACCTTTTACTGCAACAGATAAGTCAGATTTTCCACCAGGAAAAGTTTTAGCTTTACCATCCATAAGGTTAAGCAAAGGCTTATCGGCTAGAGTATTAGCATATACGTTGCCTTGATCTATGTAATAATCAAGAGCAGCGTTAGCGATGTTCGCTAATTCGGCTGATGAAAATGCCATTTTTTACTCCATAAATTAGGAGGAACTACTATTCAAAGCCATCTCGACTACATCCATTAGACTTTTTGGCTCTGGCATTGGAGTTCCACCAAGTTTTCCACCTTGAGTCGCTTTAATTGGACTTTTTGTTGTAATGTGCCTACCCTTTACCTCGTCATAAGCTTCTTGTGCTATTTTAAGAGCTTGTTCCTCGGTTTGTGGTCTGCCAACTTCCAACACTTTGACCTTAACGCGATCATTAACTTCTTTTTCGATGCGTGAATAATCTGGATCTGTCTGAGCAATTTTGTTTTCCCAATCGCTAACTGCCATTGCCAATCTATTGATATTTTCTTTTTGCTTGCCTATTTCTTGTTGCTGTAATTGAGCTTGATTTGCTTTTTTCAATCGCTCATTTTCAGCTCTTGCAATAG